GATAGTAATACAGGAATAAATTTTGGATCTGATACTGTAAATATAAATACAGGTGGATCGACTAGAGCAACAGTTGATAGTTTAGGAAGGCTTGGTATCGGGACAAGTTCATTAGGTTCGTATAATGCTAATGCTGATAATTTAGTTATTGTAGATTCTGGCCATAGTGGTATTTCTGTACAATCGGGAGCTTCATCTAATGGAGTCTTAGCTTTTACAGATGGAGCGAATACTTCTTGGCAGGGATTTGTGGAGTATGAACATACAGGGAACAATTTAAAATTTGGAACAAATGGCGATGAACGTATGCGTGTAGATTCGTCTGGTAGATTGTTTGCAGGTCGTACAAACAACATAAGTGTGGGTGGAAATGCTAGTGACCATTGTTTTGAACAGAAAACTAATGATGGTTATACACTAACCATCCACGCTGATCAAACTAATCAAAGAGGTTTAGGGATGTTTTATACCAATGGTAAAACTCCCGAAGCTTTTATGTTTTGTGAGGTTAGTGGAAGTAATAGATTAATAATTCTTGGTTCTGGAAATGTTATAAATGCTAATAATAGTTATGGTCAAATATCAGATATATCACTCAAAGAAAATATTGTTGATGCAAATTCACAATGGGATGATATAAAAAATCTTAAAATAAGAAATTTTAATTTTAAATCATCTACAGGATATGATACGCACACACAAATAGGACTTGTTGCTCAAGAGGTAGAAACAGTAAGCCCAAAACTTGTAGATACTGATGAAGATGGTATAAAACGTGTTACATCATCAGTTCTTTATATGAAGGCAGTTAAGTGTTTACAAGAAGCAATAGCAAAAATCGAAGTACTTGAAACCAAAGTTGCAGCATTAGAAGAAGCACAGACTAGAATAGAAACATTGGAAACAAAAGTCGCTGCATTGGAGGCTGGATAAATGACAGCAAAGATTAAACTAAACGCAGCATCAGGTGGTGGGTCTTTCAGCTTACAAGCACCCTCTTCTTCTGCTAATAACAGAGTTATAACTCTTCCTGATATTGCAGATGGAACTCTTCTAACAAGTTCAAGTGGTGTTGGAATAACAATGGCAGATCAGTTTAGAATAAACACAAGTGTAGCTTTAAATAATGGTGAAAATTTTTTAACAAGTAATTGGGAAAGAGTTGATAGTAGTGGTCAAGGAACTCTTACAGGTAGTGGTGGAATGACCGAAAGTGGAGGTATATTTACATTCCCTTCTACAGGAATTTATAAAGTGGAGTGGCAAGGTTATTTTGAAGAAACTGGTCGTGATGATGTTAACAGTTTTGGTATATACATCACTACAGACAATAGTAGTTATTCTAGTCGGGCAAGTTCTATTGTCTCTATTGAAGATGTAGGTACATATAGTTATGGTAATTGTAATTGTCAAACTTTTGTAGATGTTACAGATGTGACTCAAGTGAAAGTTAAATTTAGAATTTACAGTAGTGCAACAGTTTCATTAGATGGTTCTTCATCAGAAAATAGGAACTGTGCCACATTTATTCGTCTTGGAGATACTTAATGTTATATAACGTACATAAAGCATTAGCATCACTAAAACCAACGCAAAGTTGGAGTTGGAATGGTTATGAATATTCTGGACTGATATGGAATGAAAGTGAAACAGCACCAACTGAATCTGAAATAAATGCAGAATTAACAAGACTTACAGATGCCGAGCCTATGAGACTGTTGAGGGTGGAAAGAGATAAATTATTAGCAGCTTGTGATTGGCGGGCTAGTTCTGATTTAACCCTTTCAGATGATTGGAAAACATATCGTCAAAGTTTGCGTGATTTACCAGCTAGTGCATCGCCTAAACTAGATGCAAGTGGTAACTTAGATATGTCATCAGTTACTTTCCCTACTGAACCTAGTTAATTATGTCAGAGATCAAGGTAAATTCGATAAAAGGGGTAGGAGCTAGTGCTGCTGCTATTACTGCCAATATTACTAATAAACCTAATCGTAATTTAATAATTAACGGAGCTATGCAAGTGGCTCAACGTGGTACGTCATCTACATCTAATGGTTACGGAACTGTTGATAGATTTAAAGCTTTTTATGGCGGACAAGATGAAGCACCTACACAAGCACAAGCAGATGTAGCAAGTGGAACTACACCTTATACTTTAGGTTTTAGAAAATCATATAAGATTACTAATGGAAATCAAACAAGCGGTGCTGATGCTAGTGATTATAGTTGGATTGTAACTGTATTAGAGGCACAAGATATAGCTAATAGTGGCTGGAATTATACTTCTGCTTCTAGTTATGTAACTTTATCATTTTGGGTTAAATCAAGTGTGGCACAAGATTTTAAAGGTTATTTAAAAACACAGGATGGCACAAGAAAAAGTTATGCGTATGCAACAGGTTCTTTAACTGCTGATACTTGGACAAAAGTTACTAAAACAATTTCTGGTAATTCTGATTTACAGTTTGATAATGATAGTAATGCCGGACTTGAAATTAATATATTACCTTTTATGGGTACAACTTATACAAATAATTCTGCCACAGAAGATGTTTGGGCTACATATGATAGTGCAGCAAGAATGAAAGATAGTCCTACATCATGGTGGACAACAAATAATGCGACATTTGAAATTACAGGAGTTCAATTAGAAGTAGGCAGCGTGGCAACAGATTTTGAGCATAGGTCATTCGGTCAGGAGCTTGCTTTATGTCAGAGGTATTTTTATCAATATGTAGACGGTTCTGAATATACAAGTGGTATTGCCTCTTTATGTAATGTTATTGCTTATCAAGATAATAATGTTTTTGGTACTGTTGAATTTCCTGTAACTATGAGGGCTAAACCAACTTTAGTTCATGTAGAGGGTACTAATTACTTTAAAATTTATAGAAATGCAGGTAGTGGAGACTTAAATGCATTGCAATTACAAGCATCAGGTAAAAATGGTGCAAATATTAATGCTTATAGTGCCACTTCAGGTGTAAGTATTTCACAAGATCAAGGAGGATTTATGTTATCAAATGATACTGGCGTTAGAGTTGGTTTTCTTGCGGAGCTTTAAACTATGGCATATCCAACAAACCCAAAATATAAATTATTTAAAAATTTACAAGGTACAGTTTCTTTTGTCCGTAAGAAAGAAGGTGAACTTAATTTTACAATTCCATTTGACGAAGCAAACACCGACTACCAAGAATACTTGGAGTGGGTAGCAGAGGGAAACACAGCCGAAGCTGCTGATTAATTAACCTTCTCGTGCATTTGTCTTGTCATTAACCCCATAGTGACGTAGAGAGGTGCTAATGCCATTATTCCTACAAAAGTAATTAAAGTTACTGGTATGATTGCTTTTCTAAAAGCTTCTGCCCATATATTTCCCATAGTGGTTCAATAGTAGAATATATATTACTATTAAGGCATATTAAATAATACTATGCAAAAGATCTTTAATATCCTTAGTGCTATTTCATTTTTGTTAACTGTAGGGATTTGTGGAACTGGTTTTTTCGGTTATAAATATGTCACATCTGAACAATTTAAAAATAAGATGATCAATCAAGTAATGAATGGCGTTACAAAAGCATTACCAACTCAAATAGATAAGCAACTACCCTCCATGACACAAGAATCAATACCAATTCCACCAAAAAAATAGTTGGAAATACCAGAAATACATATCCCTGATGTTCACATCCCATTTACGCATATACCTAACTATGAACACTCAAATGTAGAGGTTATTGGTTGTACTTACTATCACAGAGATACAAAGAATACTGGCAATAGAAATTTAATATTAGATGATCCAGGAGGGGTTACTAGCAACTGTCCATACCCAAGTTTTTATCCTTTAAATTATCAAGCGGATCAATTAATAATTACGGAAGAGATGCCTAATCTTGCTAATGAAAGTGAGATGCCAACAAGTGAACCACCTAAAACTGATATTCCAAAAGATAAAAAGAAGGATGATGATATTGTTCCACCCTGCCCTGATAAGAATGATGCCAGAATTGGTACATATACGAGTGAAGCAAGGACAGAAAGGATAAAATCGTATAAAAGAGGACTTGATGGCATTGAATGTATCGCAGAATACGAGCAAGTCACATTTGTTGATTCTGTGCTTCCTTCTCCTGCTGCTGCTCTCAATGTGGCTACGATTTCTCTTATTGCTGCTTCAAGCCCGATAATAATGAATATATTGCGTAGTGGTAGTAAGACTGTCTTTAAAAAAGTTTTGTCTAAATTTGATAAAAATAAATTGTCAACCAAAAAAAAGAATGATAATATCAAACCATAGCAAAGGAAGTTTTAACCACAGCTAACACTCCCTAGTTAGAAAGAGCTTTTGCTTATTTAGCCACACCCCGAAATCCTAACGGACTAGGCTGTTAAGTGGCTATTTTATTTTATGAGTATGTGGGATAACTTGACCTGGTGGAACTGTAACTGCAATCCCTTCACAAATACTTGCGTACTTTCCTGTAAATTGAACACCAAGTTTCGCTTGCTCACCGCATACTTTAAGACGAAAAAGAGCAAGCTCTAATTTTCCCTTCTCATATAATAATTTTTGGTTTTTTATATTTACTTCTGTTGCTTGATGGCAAAGTGCAGGTGCTTTCCCCAATGGAATACTTATTTGAGCAGAGATACCATAATTTAAATTAAAGTTTTCTTTCTCAAATCTAGGAGTTTCTTGAACGTATTTTATAGCACCAGTATCTTCATCGTATATATTTTGTCTGGTAACGTCTTGTCTTGGTAAGTTAAATGTGTGAGAGTCGGTTACATAGGGAGTGATTGTTAAGCTAGGAGAACTACAAACAATACCTTGGCTCATCCTAAATTGCGGATTAGATTGTGGGGCGATCATGGTGGCATTATTATTTACCGTTCCCTGTGCATTACTAGAGGGACTTGCAACTGTTGTATTTGCCAAAACTTTAGTGGGACATAGACAAAGTAAAACTACTGCCCAAAGGTGGTTTCTACGGTGGTAGTTGTTGTTGTATTTATGGTGCGGTTTATTGTTGTTATTGTGTCTAGTCCAGGAGAAATTATTGATTCGACTAAACTGAAAGGTTGTCCAGAATTTACTATTTTCCATCTAGGCACACCTTCCAACGTGGGACTTGTATATGAAAAGTTGATACCGTTAACTGTTTGCGTAGCTTCTGCGGTAGGAATTGCATTGATATAACCATTAACATCTGCACTCTCTATATTCGTGCCTGAGACACTTAGAGAATATCCTGTCCGAAACTGGTGGCTTACTATATTTTCTGTCACTACAGATTGGCTCTGAGAATTTGTACTTGAAGATCCTGTACGAAACGTTGGCACAACTGGGTTTGCAAGGATTTTGACAGGAAATAATATTATTAATAGCAGCCAAAACCTAGTCAATTTGGATTGTAACTGTAGTGGACGCAACGCAGCTAGAACCAGATCCAAATGCACCTGAACATGTGGTGACCCCACTACTTAAACTCGTCATTGCCCCACTACCTAGAGTCCCCCCAGAACCTATGGTTGTAGTTCCCGATAGGTGAGGTAAAGCTGCTATGCCTGATGATGGTGTAACAGCAGAAGGAGTTGCATCGCCCATTGTTACCGATTCTGTCACAGCGAAACTTGAACCTGCTGTTGTTATTGCTTTATCAGTCTGTATTAAAGCTGGCACACCTGCGGTTAAACTTCCTACATTTAATCCCCCAATCGCACCAGATGTAGTAGAGCCACCAGAAGTAACTGAAGGGGTGATATTTGTGCCACTTAAGGAGTAAGTCGTTCCTAATTTTTGGGTGGTTACGAATGGCATATCTATCGAAATCTGGGCTGAAGTTTGGAATTTCTGAACAATGTCCCCATAGGATGGAGGGACAAAAGTCAAAAGTAATAATGGGATTAGTTTTTTCATTTGATGCCTACGTTGTTGTTGTTTGGATTAATTTTTAATTTGTCTTTATTTGTTTGTCCGTTCTTTTTGTTACCAACTGAGATTCCATAGCTACCAAGCACTCCACTTACCAGGCCAGCAGTAAAAGCACCATCAATCCTTACCCTACCCATGTATCCAAGAGTCATCATTGATAAAGACCAGACAAGAATTAAAAATCTAACGGAATGTCCAAAGAAATCACCCCAATTAAATCCTTCTTTTTCTTCGTGTTCATCCATGCAAATTTACACTTACTACCCTTCCATATTAAAAGGGATTACTATAAAAGTAACTTATATTGTCAATTATGCCAATCTTGAAGCGTATCATTAGGTTTTTAGCTAAAACTGCCATCTTAAAAAAGACAGTATTATTTGCCTTAAAAGAATTAGCAAGACAGACTGACAACACACTTGATGACCAGTTTGTAAGGATTATAGAAGCTAGGTTATTTCCTAAAAAATAATGGCTAGTAAAAAGGGCTGGATTGAAGAAGATAAGGCTAGACTAACTGATCTGGCTAAATGGTATATCGATGACGGTAGAGGCGATCCTAACCACCCTAAACATGGCGTATATAAGGGACTTGCAAAGAAATATAAAGATAAATAGCTATTGCGAAGTAATATTAAGTTGTTACGTTAAAAGTAATCTACCAAATGTAAAGCGGTGGTGGATTAGCCAAGACTTCTAGAACTCCCCAACTGTGAGGTCTTGGTCTTTTTATTGCTCCGTAGTAATAATATAAATATTTAAAAAAGAGATAATTGTTGTACTGGTACTGGTAAATTGCTTTCATTACCCCATTGATCTCCAAAGGCATTAGATATCCCATCAAAACTCATACTTCTTTCTTTACCTTTTCCTTTACCTAATACAGCTAACCATTTTGGTATTTTTTTACCGCTAGGAGATATATAGAACTCTCCTTTATCTACTATCTTTGTAGGTCTAAGTAAAGGTAAATTTTTTAACCATAAACAGGTAGATTTTTGAAATGGATCACCATATTCATAAGGTTGTATTATCTGATCTGGTGGTCTTATAGCAGAACTAATAACAGAAATAGGATTTTCTATACACCATCTAGGAATGTTGCAGTTCATAAGTAAACGTACAAAATCTAATGCCTCTTTCTGTTCCTTTTGCTTACGCCAAAAATGTCGACTACCTGATACCGCAAGGTGCTGACAACTTGGATGAGCCACCATCAATTCAAAACCATCATTAATAATATCTCTAACATCACCCTGATAATGTTTACCAGGTCTTTCTGTTGGTAAAAAATCACAACTTATGGCATCATGTCCATTTCTAATAAAACTGTCTCTTGTCTTGCCACTATATTCACAGGCTATTAAAACTTTCATTTTATTAATCTTGCATATTGTTCAAGGGTTAATACAACACGCCAGTTATCACCTTCTGCACATCCTGGTCTTTTTTTATACCTCACCATAGACATTGCATGGTCTACTTTTGCATTTATTCTTTGTTGTTCTGCTTCTCTAGGTTTTTGTAATACAGCAGCATTTGTATCTTTCCAATTACATATTTGGCAAATTGTATTAGGAATACCAACAAGATCTCCCTTATCTAGTTCTGCCCCTGCCCCAAAACGTCTTTCAACGTCATATCCTGTAAATTTTTTTAGTAATTCACAAGCTTCCCTTTCTGCTGCATCACCTTTTCTTTTTGCTGGATTTGTCATTTTATAAACTCCAGTTTGCAATTATTCCATCTTGCTTTTGCATATTTAATTGCTTTGATTTTTGACTCTGCAT